ATGGGATGAAACAATTGAAAGATACTTTGACTTTTTTACAAACCATTTAGAAAAAAATCATAAATTCAAACTTGAAAATGGTGAAAGAGTTAAATTAGAGAGAGCAGTAAAAGAACTTAAAGTCATGCCATCCATGAGATGTTTGATGACAGCAGGGCCAGCACTAGAAAAAGAAAATATTGCGGGTTATAACTGTGCTTTTGTAAAGGTAGACCACGTTAGATCCTTTGATGAAATTCTTTATATACTGATGAATGGAACAGGAGTTGGATTTTCAGTAGAGGACGATTATGTAAAACAATTACCATCGGTTCCTGAAGAATTATATCCTACAGACACTACTATTGTAGTTGCTGATTCGAAATTGGGATGGGCAAGAGCCTTTAAAGAACTGATATCTTTACTATATGGTGGTCATATACCGAAATGGGATGTGAGTAAAGTTAGACCTGCTGGATCTCCACTAAAAACTTTCGGAGGACGGGCATCAGGACCTGCTCCTTTGGTAGACTTATTTAATTTTACTGTATCTTCATTTAGTACTGCAGTAGGTAGAAAACTCAAACCAATAGAGGCACATGACATTGTATGCAAGACGGCAGAGATAGTTGTTGTAGGTGGTGTTCGTAGGTCTGCCCTTATTTCTCTTTCCGATCTTAATGACCGTGAAATGAGATTTGCTAAACACGGTGAGTGGTATAAGGATAACGTACAACGTGCACTCGCTAACAATTCAGTTAATTATAAAGAAAAGCCTGATGCAGGAACTTTCATGCGAGAGTGGTTATCTCTCTATGATTCTAAATCAGGAGAACGTGGTATTTACAATGGCTTAGCAAGTAAATATCATGTAAATGATCTAAATACTAGAGAAAAGGACGAACATGGCATATACATTCAGAGAAGATTGGCGAGAGATGATTTCGGGACAAATCCTTGCAGCGAAATCATTCTACGATCCAGAGAATTCTGCAACCTCTCCGAAGTCGTCATCAGACACAACGACACTAGGGAATCTCTCAGAGAGAAAGTTAGGATTGCAACTATCCTTGGAACATTTCAATCCACCCTTACTAGTTTCAAATACCTCTCCAGAGAGTGGCAACGAAATTGCGAAGAGGAACGACTTCTTGGAGTTAGTCTTACCGGAATTATGGACTCTCCCCTAACCAATGGTTCAAAAGGCACGCTAAAGAAATTATTAAATGACCTGAGAAATGTAGCAGTAGAAACTAACAAAGAATATGCACAAAAATTGGGGATTGAACGTAGTGCTTCTATTACGTGTGTGAAACCTTCCGGGACTGTTTCACAGCTGGTTGATTCTGCTTCTGGTATTCATGCTCGACATAATCCTTATTATATCAGGACTGTACGAGCCGATAATAAAGATCCCCTTTGTAAAATGATGAAGGCTGAGGGTTTTCCTAATGAACCTGATGTCACAAAGCCTGAACACACATCGGTCTTTTCATTTCCAGCAAAGAGTCCCAAAGGGGCAATTTGTAGGAAAGATATGACCGCATGGAAGCAGCTGTCTTTATGGCATACCTACGCAAAAGAGTGGTGTGAACATAAACCTAGTGTAACTGTATCTGTCAAGGAAGATGAATGGGTAAATACTTCCGCTTGGGTCTATGAAAATTTTGATGACATTAGTGGTATTAGTTTCTTACCATTTAGTGATCACACATATAAACAAGCACCATATCAAGATTGTACTAAAGAAGAGTATACCGAATTGTTAAGTAAAATGCCAAAAAGGGTTAATTGGTCACATTTAACAGATCATGAAACACAAGATTATACTAGTGCTAGTCAAGAATTTGCGTGTACTTCAGAGAAAGGATGTGAAATAGTTGATATTTCCCCACAAGTCGTGCCGTAAATCTACACTAAATATAAGAATCGTAGTAGTATAACATTATAATCTTAGGAGTAAATGGACATCAGAGATAGATTGGGTATGTGGTATGATGAAGTAAAAGAATATTTAAAATTAAAAATAAGCAAACAAGAAAATCCTAAGGATGGGAAAGAAGAGCTCTATGAAACACGATGGGTATGGTATCATACTTTGCTTGTTGTAGAACTTTTCATAATAATTCTCCTATTATTATACATTGCCATATAGAAATGGACTAAAAAAATGCATCAAGTTTTTAATAAAGATAATTGGGTTGCTTCACGAATAAAAAAGAGAGCTTGGATTATCCAAACCAATGGTAGTGTACATGGTATGCAATCTGAAGCAGTAGCCCTTTCTAAAGAACTTAGTAATTATACAGGGATAGACGAGGAAGTTTTTTCTTGTACTACCGGATTACCGAGGCATAAAGACCTTAAAATATGGTTCGGTGATAGATTACTGTGGAGTCACACAGAAAAACAAAGATTACCTGGTGCAAGGGAATTGATAGAATTATTAGCAGATGAGGAAAATGAGCACAAACGGAATTGGAAAACGAAAGATTAAATGCCAACAAAAATCGACTGGGATGCCGGTACAGCAAAAATCGATATATTGTGTGATGGATGTGATAAAGAATATAGCATTGTAACGGAAGATATAGAAGGTCTAGAATTATGTCCATTTTGTGGACATTACCTTGAATCCATAATTGAAAATATAAATTATGATGAATCAGAAGAAGATAGCTGGGATTGATTATTCTTTAACATCTCCTGCAATATGTGTATATGAAGAAGATATAGGACCATTTAGAAATGGACAAGATGGTGGATATTTTGATTTTGATAGGTGTATGTTATATTATCTATCTAATAATAAGAGACAGCAACAACTTTCCACCGGGAGTGGGATAGTTAATATTATTGCTGAACCATATCCTGAATGGTCTACAGAGGAAGAGAGACATGAAAAACTCTCTACTTGGACTATGACATTAATACATGAATGTGAAGAAGTGTTTATAGAAGGATATGCTTTTGCTACTGCAGCACAGGCCGGTGTACGTTCAATAGCAGAGAATACTGGACTGTTAAAAAATAAAATGTGGCTCGGACGGATACCATTTAAGAATTATCCGCCTACTGTAATCAAGAAATTTGCAACAGGTAAGGGTAATGCGAACAAGGACTTGATGTATGAAGCATTCATGTCTGAAGTTCTTACCCCTAATAATCTTAAGGAACTATTGACTCCAAAAGCAACCAAAATAACAAACCCCGTTAGTGATATAGTAGATGCCTATTTCATAGCGAAAGCAGGGGCCGAAGGCCTAGTATGACAAAAAAAGAGAAAAAATCTGTAGCCAATAACAAGTATTACCAAAAGAATAAGGACCGTCTTGCTGAGAAGTGGAAGAATGATGAGGTGAGGAAAGAAAAACTAAAGGTTTACTACCAAAAGAACAAGGAAATTATTCTTGAAAGAGCGCGTGAATGGAATCGTAATAATATAGAATCACGTAAACTAATTACAGGACGTGTTAAAAAATCAAAACTCCAAACGTTTTGGCAAATCAATGAAGCAAAGAGAAATGAACATTGAGAAACACAAAGAGCTTATCCCCCTGACGGAAAAGGTGGATATTACAGGAAATTATCTTGTAAGACGATTCAAGGACGATAGTGGAAACTATTTGATCATAGACAATTATGGCGATTTTCTAGTACTTGACAGTCAGGCTGCTGGAGATGTTCTCACAGCAATTTGGGATGACGCTTATTCACCAACAATGTCCACAGGACTAATGAATTGAGATTATATATCAGATGGGAGATTTAATAATTAAACCCACTACAGGAAGTGGTAATAAATTAATAATACAGACAGAAGATGGTACACCAATTGTAACAACTTCTGATTCTGGTGCTGCACTCAGTGCGGCTGTGTCTGGAGGAGGATCAACGAGTGCTAGTGATTTAATTTCAGGTACTTTACCTGATGGTAGGTTCCCAGCTACATTGCCCGCAGTTAATGGTTCCGCTTTAACTAATCTACCAGCAGGTGGGACTACTCCCAATTATACTAATGATGGATGGAAATATATTACTTCTAACGCGAAAGATTATTCTGCAAATGGTCCTTCGCAATTTAATTGGGCTCAGGTAGCAGACTATGATATGCAATTACACAAGGGATCCAACGTAAGTGAATCGGGTGGATACTATACATTAGCTACTGCTGGAGTATATGCGTGTACAGTTATGGTTCTAGATAATGGTTATCAGTATGCAACTCATGTCTGGTTATTTCATAATGATGTATCAGCAGGTACATATATAGCGCATGAACCATTAATTGCCTCAAGTACAGGTGGTGTTACCGGTAACTATGCCGCACAAGGCTCATTTACTTGGTATGTTGACATTGAAGCTAATGATATACTTCATATAAGATGTAGTGGTTATATGAATGGGAACTGGTGTGGCCCCGGATCACCATCCAACTGCTTTCATGGTTGTAGAATTGGATAGGAACTATTATGGCAAGGACATTAGAAGAAATACAAAAAAATAATTTAGCAGAATACAAAAGACTTTTTGGGGAGGAGTTAGTAATTGGTGATTTCATTGACAATCCTATTCAAAAAACTAATGCTATAGTAGAACTTTATAAAGGTGATTATATAACAGCAGATGGGGAAGGGAATATAGAATGGAAGGATGGACATGAAACAACCGCAGAAGAAAAGAAAAAAATAGATGATAGATTTGTGGAGTTGTGGAAAGAATGGTCTGCTAATCAATATCAGAGAGATCGGGCAAGAGCATATCCAGATTGGGGTACACAGCTAGATAAAATTTACCATGATGGTATTGACAAGTGGAAAGCCGAAATGGTCGATCCAGTAAAAAATGCAATACCTAAACCATGAGTGATATAGTAATAGGGGAAAAGGCGTTCTTTAATCCAAAGAGCAAATGTATTCGTAATAGTAATTGGTCATGTACTAATTGCGGTGACCGTAAACCGGGAATAATAAAACAAGTAAACGAAGAAGGTGTAATTTTTCATGACAAGTTTCTTCATGAAGATTCTACTTTTTTAGAAATTATTTCTTAATAGGAAGTTTATGACAAAAACCATTTTAAATTTAGTTATCCTTAACCTAATCCAAATTATATTGACAGGTACTATTCTTGTCTTACTTGCTTCATGCGCGCCCCCTAACTCTCCAGTATGGGTATACAGTTTAGAGACACTACCAAAGGTTGAGGGTTTCATGCAATCAGGAGTGTTTACTATAAACGGAAAACTATATGTACAAAATTGTGATTCGGGTGGAAATCAAATATGGATGAGATACAACGAAGAAACTCATACATGGAGACAGAGTAGATATAATACATTAGGATGTGTTAGAGGTGAGGATGCAACAGGACCAGAATCCGGATGATGGATCCACAGCTACTACAACACCACAGAAATGAAATACGAACTGTAATGCAAAAGAAATTCATGGATACTTTTATTACTGCTCCTGAATTTCCCTTCCTCCAGTCTATAGGTATCACCCATGTTTTTCAAGCATTCGAAGCAAAACACGATGA